GAGGTTGACGTACCGCTGCGATAGAGCTTCGCCGCGTAGCCGGCTGATGCCGTCATAGGTCACCTCGATCAAGGCGTGAGGGTCGGAGCGCCAGCGGAGACCAGGTTGTAGGTCACGTCGACCGTGCCATCGACCGCCGCGCTGTAATCGACGGACTCGACCAGGCACGGGATCTCGAGGCTCGGTGCGCCGGAGCCGTCGAACTCGACGAGGACGTAGGTCAGCGACCCGCTTCCGTGATTGGTGCGGAGAAGCGCCTGTCCCGTGTCGGTGTCGAAGAATCCCGAGATAGTGACGGACACGTCGCGCAGCCCGGCGAGACGCTCCATCGCGCCGGCGTTGCCCTCGAAGCTCGTGACGTCGAGCATGGTGCGTCCGTCGGCGATGGACACGTTGTTGATGCTTTCGAGCTCGGTGCCAGCGGGAGAGCTATTGCCGACGCTCAGGGTTACGTTGTAGCCAGCGAGAGAAGCCATGTGTCACCTCGTGCGGGTAGCGTACCGACGTGCGCCGACGTCGGCAACGGGGGTTGTGGTTACGCCTCGCGCCATAGCTCGAGGTTCAGGGAAAAGAGCGGGTGCTCGTTGTCGTCGAGCCCGAGGTACACGGGTTGAAGCGCCGCGCACCGCATGTAGCCCGTCACAGTGCCGAGATGGAGCGCGTCTCGACATGCCTTCGCGTCAGCCTGCGCCACGTTGAAGGCGTCCGCGTTGCCGCGAATCATGACCTGAACCGAGTGCCGCTGAATGGACACGCCGGAGAACTTGTCGAGGGGCGCGGGCCCCCCGTAGGTGAGGACGAAGATCGCCCGGTGCGGGATGACCGTCGACACCGGGCGCACCGGCCCGGCGAAGAGGTTGGTCCCGATCGTGTACGCCGAGAGCGGAGAGGTTGCCACGGCGTCGAGGGTCTGCGCGACTGCGATGTCAGGCTCGCTCATTGCGGCACCTCGGTGTGAATCTTAGGCCCGAGCGCGGTCTTCGCTCCCGACGCTAGAGCCTGTCCCGCGATCCGCTTGACGTGCTCTCTCACCTGCTGCTCTTTGGCATTGATTGCGTTCTCTAGGTACTTCGCCTCGCCGACCTCGTGACGGTAGGCAAGTTCCTCGTGCTGTCGAACGGCATACGCCTTCGCCGCACCGCCGAAGCCTGCCTCGACGAAGGTGTCGCCGCCCTGCCTTCGCGGGAGGGTGACGTAGCCGCTGTTCCGCAGTGTGCCGACATCGACCGGTGCGCGCTGCTTGGCCTCGGTCATGATGATCGAGCCGGCTTGGTATAGCGCCGCCTCGGCCGCACGGCGCACGGCATCGAGGCGCTTGCGGAGCGCCGCCTCGACCTGCGCCGGCGTCATAGCTTCGTCTCGTAGTGGTCGATGGCGCCGCGCTCGTCAGGTAGCACGAGGACCGAGATTGGACGGCGCGCGAGCGTCGGATCGGCTTGGTTGTCTCCGGGGAGCCAGATGCGGTCCGAGAGCGCAATGGCGGTCTCGGTGATGATGAGCATGGACGAGGCGCGCTCTTCGCCGTCTGTCGAACCGATTGCGCCACCCTGCCCGCCGTCGATGCTCGAGAGGTTCTCGACGCGCGCCTTGACCGCCGCGGGCGTGCCGTAGGTGACCTGCCCGTAGTTGTCGACCGTCGACGCCGAGGCGACGTAGATCGTCTGCGCGAGCTGCGCCCGGAGTTGCGGGTCAAGGCTCATGCGTCCGTCCGATTCCACCGCCTCGGGTAGAGGTAGTCGACCTCGGGCATCACGTCATTCATGCCGCGGGCGAAGCGAGGCTGAATCGCATCGGTGTCCGTCTCGAGGTCGATCTTGCCGTCGATGGATTGACCGCCGAAGAACGCGCCGGCGAGCTCCGCGTTCTGAACCCGAAGGTCGGCGCCGAGCTGGCGGTACGCCTCGGACCGCTGCGATGCGGAGACCGAGAGCGCGCCGTTCCGCGTGTCGACCTGACGGGCGAACTTCGCCGCGATGGAGTCGCACGCGTCGGCCGCGGCGAGGTTCACGTTCGACCGCTGCGAGAGGTAGAAGGTAATCGCCTCGTCGCTTATGAGCTGGTCGCTGGTGTCCGTATCGCCGATGAGGAGACGGACCTGGTCCTTCTCGGACGTCGAGAGACTCGCTTCTGAGAAAGACCAGGTCATGTCATCCCCCTATCAGACGATGAAGGTGATCGCGTCAGACACGACGAGCGGACCGTGCGGTAGCACGAGCACGAGATACCAGGTGTCCGCGCCGTCCTCGGTGACGTTAATGTCGATGTCTCCATCGGCCTCGCTCGTCAGGAGGAAACACTTGCCGGCGACGAGCGGGATTGCGAGCCCGTCGGTGCCGATGGCCACGGTGTCAGGCGCGGTGCCTGCGACCGAGTCTCCGTTCGCGTCGTCGGAGAGGTAGGCGAGCACGCTTGCCCGGTTGGCGAGCGCGTTGCCGTTCATGTCCTGGAGCTGCACCGCGACGTTGATGACGTTTCCGGCCTCGGCACCGACGGTGATCGATGCCTTGAGAGGCGCCTTGTCGAGTTGTACCGACCCGAGGGTCAGATTCCCGATGAGCGCCTCGCCTCGAGTGATGCGATTCATTTGGAGTCCTTTCGGGCGCTACGCCCACGACGGGAGGAGGAGGGACGCACGTCCTCGTGCGCAGGCTCGTCGGTAGAGACGACCGGCGCCTCAACCTTCTCGACGTAGCCAGACGACACGAGGCGCGCGAGATTACGCCACCCGTCCGGGGTAATGGTGTCACCCCGGACGAGTAGCAGGTCGCCAGCACGAAATGATTTGGCGACGACGAACATCACGCCACGCAAGACCCGAAGAAGTAACCGAGGTCGCTTCCCACGATCTTGAAGTCGAAGCACATGTCGCCTTCGACGCGGGTCGTGCCGTTCAGGTGCGGCAGCTCGAGGGAGCTAATCACCATGTCGGACTGCACGCCCGCGCCGGCGAAGAGCTCGGTCCAGGCGAACATGTACATCGCGGTCGGAACTTCGACACCGGGAGCGGAGGCGACGTGAGCGAGGAGCGCGTTCTTGCCCGACACGAAGTCGAAGCTGTTGCTCGCGCCTTCGATGCCGGAGTTCTTCACGGCCTTGGCGACGATGATGCGGTCCAGCTCGAGCAGACGCGCGACCATGTCGGTCGAGATGCTGTCCGAGGAGGAGTACTTGTACCGGTCGACGATGTCCGGGTGATGCTTCAGCGCCTTCCACGCCTCGTAGCCGAGCAGGAGGGTGTTCGGCTTCAGGCCGGTGTTCTTCAGCACGGTGGAGATGCCGTCCTCGATGTTGTCGACGGGGTCGCTGTTCGAGTAGTCATCCCACTGCGTGAAGTTGGAGCCGCCCGTGAGGTTGGTGCCCCAGTTCGCGGCGAACGCCTTGGCGGCGAACTCGACCTCGCGCTTCAGGAGAAGACGTTGGGTGACGAGTTGCGTTGCGTTGCGGCGCCAGTCGAGGGGGTTGTCGGTGTTCGCCTTCACGTCGCGGCTCACGTCCTTGTGGATCGAGAACTGCTCCGAGAAGTACGAATCGGTCGAGAGCGAGTAGCCGGCGCCGACGGACTCCGAGGAGCCGGCGCGCTGCTTGGCCTCGTCGCGGAACCAATCGCCCTTGGTGAAGATGTAGTACTTGTCGCTCTGCTTCTGCACGGGAACGCGAGGAGCAAAGGTCGAAGCGATGAAGTCGGTAGCCTGCTGAATGTAGGCGACCGAGTGGTTGGTCATGATGGCGTCGACATGGACGTCAGACGCGGAGGGCTGGAGTGCGGGCATGTCCTATCTCCTTTCGTGTGACGTCGCTATCAGGCGGCGCGGTGGGGGTTCATGCAGTTCAAGGACACTTCCACGAGCTCGGAAGCGTTCGAGCACGCGGTCAGCGCAACGCCGACGACGTACTTGGTGGCGTCGGTGCTCACGGTGCGGGTGACAGCCTGGCCGTCGGCCGAGGTGCCGATGAGCGCACCGACCGAGATACCAGCGTCGGCGCTCGCCTTGCTGATGCCGAACATGCGGACAACCGCGGGACGGCCAGCGGCG